TAAGCGCATAACTAACTACTACTTCAAGTTTGTTAGCTGTTTCTGCTTGCGCTTTTATAGCATCCCCTGCTTCTAAATTCAACCCCTGTTCTGTGGCATTGACTGTACTTGTAGCAGGTACGTCTTTTCTAAAAAATTCTACATCTGTGCTAGCTGATGAATCTCTTAAATCACAATTAACTAATACAGCTCCTGTACTGTTATTAGATACATATACAGATTTTATAATAGCCACAGCTGATGTTGATATAGTCAGAACAGTTGTCATAGCTGTCCCGTCTAATATCTTAGATGCATTTTTATATTGTATACTCATGATAAAAAGTAATTAAAAGTATCTATTTCGTTTTTTAAATCTTGTTGAAAAGAAAAATTAAGTTGTTGTTTCATAGTATTTAAAGACTCCATAATCTGTCTTTGATTATCTACATCATAATCTTCTTTTGGTTCAGGTATGTAATTAGTTATTTTGGCCATATAAAGATGCTATGCCTCCTTTATAAAAACCTCTTCTACCCATTCCTGATTTAGTATCAAATGCAGTGGTTCCTTTAGGAGCTTGACCTGTAAAATTTCTTTCAGATTTAGGCCTGTCCATAAAATTAGTTTGGTAATTACCTGGTTGATTTTGAAAGTCTAGTATTTTTTTAGCATTTGCAAATTCAGCACCTGTTCTACTAGCAGCAAATAAATCTTTTTTACTACGTGAGTCTCTAAATCTATCTTTAGCTCTGTCAAATCTATTTGTACCAGTTGATCTATCAAAAAATTCTCCTCCAAAAGAATTAGGGTTTGAATAGTTCACACCATCCATTCTATAAACGCCTCCTCTAAAACTACCTTTAGGATCTGTAAATTGATAATTTTTACCACTTCCCATATTTTTTAAAATATTATATCCAGGCATTACTACTGACATTATAGCATCAAGAATACCATTTGATTTTTTCTCACCTGTTAATGAATCTACTTGTTCTTCATCGTCTTCATTAGCTACACCCATGTTGACAGGTAAACTTTGTAAATCTAAAGTTGGTAAACCTCTTGTTGAAGTTAAATTAGGTGGATAAATATCTTGAGGTGCATTAATAAAGTCTGGTGGAATTGCTGCAGGGTAATCTTGAGGTGCATTAATAAAATCTGGTGGAATTGCTGCAGGGTAATCTTGAGGTGCATTAATAAAGTCTATATCTTTTCCAAATTGATTAAATCTAGGATTACCTGAACCACCAAAAGAAGGTAAATCTGACTCTCCCTCAAAACCTAGATTTCTAAGTGTTCCATCACCACTTAAATATTCAATTCCTGGTTCAAGACGATAAGATGTTAAAGGTATATTTCCTGTGTAAGGAGCAGGGCCATAAGCTGTTTGATAGTTTAGAGTACCAAATGCAGGATCATAAATAGATTCTACTGGTGATTCAAAAAAACCTTCAGCATCAAAATTTCTATTTAGTAAACTATCTATTCCATATGGTGGCATTATCTTCGTCCGTCTGGTTGTGCATCTAATCTAAGTGTGCCATATCTCCATGACTCACCTACTGCAGTATTTTTTATTTGAACAGAAACCAATCTGCCTCTAGCTCTTGTATCTACCTTATCAGTCGTAGAAGTTATTGTAAAGGGTCCAAGAGGTGAGCTAACCGCTACGTCATCTGGATAACTGCTTACAAATAAAGTTACTTGAGCATTACCAGTTTGGTATTTAAAATCAGGTATAAATCGTTTTACGGACATAAAGAATTCTCCATCGCCTCTATAATCAGCAACCCCTGTTGCCTGACCCAAGGCGCTCTTACGTGAGGTAATATCCCAATCTCCAGATCTAATAAAAGCGTCTATAGAAGTGGTGCCTGTACTGTTAACTTGATCAGTTCCTACTTCATGAGCATAGTAAATACTAGCTCCATATAAATTTGTAATACCTAATATATCTGGAAATACAGGTGTTCCGGTTTTACTATATTCTGTTGCATAAGGAGCATTAAATACTCCTTGGTCTTGATACGTAGTTCTAGCTAATGATGAAGTAGTCCAAACATTTTCTGAGTAATTATAAGTCACACATCTATCAACTTGATCAGATCCATCTTTTGGATAGAACCAATTTATTTCTGTGTATAAAGTATTAGGTGAAGAATAAATAACATCTCTTGAATTTAAATTAATACCTAAGTTATCTCCATCTGTACTAAATACAAAATCTTCTACAAGTGATGGCAATGATTTAACAGTACCATCATAAACAAAAAACCCACCTTCAGCGGACATCCACCAGACAGCACCATTTGCATAAGACATAGCATGTTGACCAATACATCCACAATTAGTACCCACTTGTCTTACAGAAAAAGTAAAAGGTGGACCAACAAATTGAATTACATAAGCTGCAAGATCAGTTGATACAAAGATATAATCTTTACCTTGTATAGCTGCTCTAATCTCATTACCGGTATCTAACCTAAAAGTTCCCGCAGTGTTGGTTGCTGTTGGAGCATATGTGTTTAAATCTTCTTGGTTTGAAAATCTTACAAACATAGGGTCTTGTGTAGTAGGATCACCTATAGTTGTTTCTGTTCCTAAATGAAATAAATGTCTGTCCCTATCTGATACGATAGAAATTCTAGAAGCCGTTGGGTTTGCAGTAGTTGGAAAGTTTGATGTTGATTGTGAAGCTCTTTGACCTCTAGGGTTTGAAGCTCCAGCATTCCAAGTAAAAGTTTTACCATTAAATATAGTTGCAACCAATACTTCACCAAAGTTATCTAGGCTCCAGTTGCCTGGATCCAGAATCACGTTACTTACTGTTCGTTCCGTTCCCCAAGTAGAATTTCCCCATAAATAAGTTCCCCAACCATAACCTGCAGTTTGAAAAGTAGGACCTACTTCAACATAAGGATTAACAGTTGCAGCACCCGCTGCAGTCATACCTGAGCCTCCTTCATTTCTAGAAGCTTGTATTGTAAATTTGTCTACATCAGGGACAGTTAGTATTTCATAAACTTGTTCTAATTCTGCAGCTGTAAAATCAGATGCACCTGTAACCGTTACACCAGATAATGTTACATATCTTCCTTTAGCTAAACCATGAGATCCTTTATTAATAGTCACAGTATTTGAACCATTAACAGTTGTTATAGTACATCCTGTAATAGCTGTATCTAATGGAGTAATGTCAAAAAAATTATTACCATAATATAAAAATAAACCTTGTGATGTTCCTATAGCTATGTATTTCTCACCAGCAAAAGAAGTGAAAGCGTGTTGTCTTCTAGCTGCCCCTGGTAAAGTTAGTGATGCAGCTGTTAATTGGTTCCAGCCACCTATTTTTTCGGGTAATCCGTATCTAAATCTAACAAAATCACCATCTGTCCATTGCCCCTCAGCACCAGATTCAGTATCTTGTTTGTTAAAGCCAGGCTTGAAATTTAATTTTTGTAGCATATAGTAGCTTATATATTAGTTTTATAGAGAATGAAAGTAACAATATAATGAGATTAGCTTATTCAATACCTAATAAATTATTGTGGATTCATGATTTTTTATCTCCTGATATGTATAAAGGTATTCATGATGATTAGTTTATTAACCAAAAATAATAAATTAAATGAAGTTAAAAACAGTTTAACTATTACTTATCCAAGAACCATAAATATATTACATGGAAATTATCCTTACCCTCATGTAGTTCACAATCTTATATTAGATATACAAAATAATTTAGATCCTGCTATGAAAAATTATACTAATGTAAAAGGAGGAATGACTAGTTGGCATCATTATATAGACAATGATAATTTCAAGAGTTTTTTAGCTTACTTAATAAATACTTATCAAGTCACTCATCCTGACATTTTTGAATATTTTTTAGAAAGAAAAAAAATTGAAAGTGCTTGGGGAAATGAAATAAAAAAAGGAGATAGTTTAAACTATCATGCACACCCTTGTCTACATGGTATACTATATTTAACAAAAGGATGTGATTTAATTCTCCCTGAATTAAATTTAAAAATATCCCCTGAACCAGGTGATTATTATATATTTCCAGCTGAAATACTACATGGTTTTGATATATCTACTGAAGAACAAAATAGATATAGTTTAATCTTTAATATAGTTGAAGCAACTGAATTTGAATTTAATAAAAAATTAAAGGAAAAAAATGAAAGAAAAAACGGTTAACATAAAAAATTTTATAGGTGTCTATGATAATTATATTACTGAGCAAGAATGCAATAAAGCAATTAAATTATATGAAGATCAAAATAAATTTAATAATACAATTAATAGAATAGGAGGAGAAAAAGCTTCTGTATTGCAAAAACAAGATCAACAATTTTTTGCTGCTCCATTTAATTTAGATGTTTGGTGGGAATCTTTAAAACCCATGATGGTTAATTTTGATATAGCCTGGAATCATTATGTAAAAAATGTAGGTGCAGATGATGCTTACGGAGTTCCTTTTCATTTTACAGATTTAAAGATACAAAAAACTCTTCCTACAGAAGGTTATCATGTTTGGCACATAGAACATGGTAAAGGATTCGATAATGAACCTCGTGCTTTTGTTTTTGCTATATATTTAAATGATGTTGAAGAGGGGGGAGAAACAGAATTTCTCCATTTTTCAAAAAGAGTGCAACCTAAAACAGGTAGAATAGTTATCTGGCCTGCTGGTTTTCCATATGTTCACAGAGGTAATTCACCTTTATCAGGTGAAAAATATATGTTGACTTCATGGATGATGCTAAGGTGATAAAAATAGTAGATAATTTTTTTAAAGAAAAAGATTTAAAAATGGTTCAAGATTTTGCTTTAAATAAAGCTTTTTATTCACCTTGTTTTCTTGAAGGCACTACAGAAAAAAATAAAGAAAATTTTTATGGTAATAGATGGTACTTTAAATACCAACCAGCGATTGAAAAAATATTTACTAAACAAGTTGAAAAAAAATTTAATATTAAAATTAATAAAATACAACATAGTTCAGGAATAGACCAAAAAAATTTAAGTTCTTTTGGTCCACACACTGATGACCCCGATTCAAAAGTAAATGTATTAATAATGATATCAGGTCCAACAGCTGTAACTAATGGAACGGTCTTTTATCATGGAAAGTTAGACCAATGTGAATTAGATATTCATGTTGGATTTAGAGAAAATAGAGCTATTATGTTTCCCTCAACATGGGTTCATTCAAATCATGCGAGTAATATACCTAATCTTAAAAGATATACTTCTACTTTATTTATTACAGATTATGAGGAATAAGATGTAGGTCTTGCGCCTAATCTTGCAATTTTTTCCGCTTCAGTTTCTGGAACAAAATTATCTTCTTCACCTGTGCCAGCATTATCATTGTCCCAATTAGCTTGCAATTGTGTTAAATGAACAGAATCCCATCTAGAAGAAAATTGACTTATATCTCCTAGGTTAGCAGTTGCAAAAGTTGTGTGTTGAGTGTCGTCTCTATATTCTACTTCATCTGAAGTAATTGAATTTCCGTATTGTATAGCCCAAATATTTGAAAATTTAGAATCATTCCAAAAAGAATCATCATTAATTACATATCCAATACCTTCAGAAGCACCTTCTGCATAATTTTTAACAATAAGTTTGTCTTCGAATACTATTGTCCAATTTGAGTTTGTTGCCATAATTTCTCCTAAGTCTTAATAATATAGATTACTGTTAAATAAGGTTGAATAACTGAAGTTGCATCTCCTGAAAAGTTTGCGCTCATGTTATGAGAGTGACCTTGACCAGAACCTGTATTATTTGTGTTAATATTACCTTGTGCACTTGTACCAGATTGAAGTCTTTGACCAGTTCTAACACTTCCTGGTATACTTATATTAGTTATAGAGTGTGAGTGACTAGCAAGCTGTGAAGATGATAAAGTTGCGTTCGCTGTTGAACCACCAACGTTTCCAGTTGAAGCTACAGTGTTTGCCCCGCCAGTTGAACCTAAAGCTTTGTTATTAGATTTTCCAACAGGTACGTTGTCACCTAAATTTGGCACAAGAAAAGTTGATGAACCGTCTCCAGCTCCATAAGTTGTACCTACGATTGCAAATAAATCTGCATAAGTT